CCCAGATGGTCGACTTTTCGAAGATGGTCGCCGGGGGCGTTTCATTTACCGCGGTCAAAACATCCCAGGGCACCTGGGCAGACCCGGATTACGCCTTGAATTGGATCCATGCCAGACAGGCTGCATTGCCGCGCTTTGGTTATCACTACCTGGATTGGCGCTATGGGCCGGCTACCCAGGGGAATTTCTTCGCCGGCATGCTGAAGGCGGACCCAGGCGAAATCTCGCCGGTCGCTGATTATGAAATGCGCTCCTATAACCCCGGCCGGGCGCGGGCATTGGCGAACCTGAAAATTTTCATCGATGCAGCCGAACAGGGTCTGGGGCGGGAATTAATGATTTACACCTCGCCTTCGTTCTGGCGGGAATTTGGTTCTCCGGATGATCCATTCTTCGCCGCGCGCAAATTGTGGATTGCCAATTATTATGTTTCAAAACCGGATATCCCGCTGCCCTGGACGCACTGGACCTTCTGGCAGTTTACCGACCTGGGCGACGGGCTTACCCTGGGCGCGGAATCCAAAGAGCTGGACATGAATTACTTCAACGGCACAGTGGAAGAGATGCGAGCGTTGTTCAACATTGTCCCGCCTCAAACAACGCCGATTCCTGTTCCTCTTCCGGAACCCGCCCCAGCCGGGTTGGTACTGACCGTTTCTGCAGAAACGCTGAATTTGCGGGATGGGCCGGGTATAAATTTCCGGGACAAAGGCGACCTGCACAAGGGTGAGAAGTTTATCGTTACCGGGATTGCCGGTAGCCAGGCCTGGGCTTTTGGTCATACCGTAGACGGTCGTGAGGGCTGGGCGGCGGTGCAGATCAACAGCACGCGGTATATGGTGTGAAAATGGACCCGGGCGAAGAGGTAAAACCCTGGGAACGGCAGTGGTATGAGACCTCGAACCAGTTTCGAGTCTTCCACGAGTTTTACCTCAGCCAAGCGGCGCCGCGGTCGCTAGCGAGGGCCTATAGGGACTATTTAGAGTCAAAAAAGAGTCCGATCGAAATTGTTTCCAAAGAAGTTCGCGGATGGGAGGATCTGGTAAATACAGAGCCCGTCCGGGATATTGAGCCCAAGAAAAAACCGCTCAAACAGGCCAGTACCCGATTTAAATATTGGGCGCATGTACTGGACAATGCCGGCAAACCGATAACGGGAGGTTTGACCTGGGAACAGCGGGCCAGCGCCTGGGACGATTATCTGGCAGAGGAGACCCGGTTAAAGTGGATGGCTCGGTATGAAGCGCAGCGAGAACTTGATTGGGCTGCATCGAATCAATTGCGCGACCTGGCCATAGAAACATTACAGGCCAGGCGGGTTGAGCCCGGAAGAATCGATCATGTCGCCAGAGCCATCGATCTGGCTGCCAAGATCGGCCGGTTGGCGACCGGCGATAAGGTAAATCCGGATCAGGCCGAAAGTGAGGAAGACAAATTTGCTGGACTCAGTGACGCAGAACGAAGTAGCCGAATTGCTGCCTTACTTGACCTCGCGCGAACGCGCAGAGCTGGACAAGCTGCTGATCGTGAGCAAGTTATGGGGCCCGAACGCCGGCGTACAGACTGAGGCTTACTTCTCCCCCGCAGAAGAGCTATTCTATGGCGGCGCGGCTGGCGGTGGTAAAAGCGACTTGCTGATCGGGCTGGCCTTGACTGCGCACCGGAAGAGCATTATTTTCCGGCGCGAGTATCCGCAATTAAAAGACCTGGCTTTGCGCTCCTGGGAATTACTGACCGGATCCGGCGCCAAATACAATGGTACCGAAAAGATATGGCGCGATATTCCGGGCGGGCGCATGCTGGAATTCGGCGCAGTTCAATATGAACACGACCGGGAAAAATTCAAGGGCCGGCCGCATGATTTGAAGGCTTTTGATGAGCTACCCGATTTTACGGAAAATCAATATCGTTTCCTGACGGCCTGGAATCGCACTACTATCCCAGGCCAGCGCTGCAGAGTTGTAGCAGCCGGCAATCCACCCACCACTTCGGACGGTGACTGGGTTACCCGGCGCTGGGGCCCATGGCTGGATGAAAAGCATAAGGATCCGGCTATGCCTGGCGAAGTCCGCTGGTTTGCCACAGTCACCGAGCGCGGTCAGGAACGGGACGTGCAGCGGGAAGACGGTTCGCCTTTCAGCTTCAAAGGGGATGAAATTGTCCCGCGGTCCCGTACCTTCATCCCGGCCAAGATCAAAGATAATCCATACCTGGTTGCTACCGGATATGGCGCGGTGTTGGATGCTTTGCCTGAACCGCTGCGCAGTCAGTTTAAATACGGCTTATTCAACCTGGCCAAAACTGACAACCCTATGCAGGTGATCCCCACCTCCTGGGTCAAGGCTGCTCAAGCGCGCTGGAAACCCGGACCGCCTGCCGACTCCCCGCTCTCCGCAGTATCTTGCGACGTGGCTCGCGGCGGTAATGACCAGACGGTGATTCCAGAGCGGCATGGTACCTGGCTAGCACCGCTGCATAAATATCAAGGGGTTGAAACACCAGACGGCCAGATTGTGACAGATTTAATCATTGCGATATTGAACGGCCGAAAGGCACCGATCAATATCGATGTAATCGGGGTGGGTTCGAGTGTGTATGACAGTTTGCGCCGGCTAAAGCTGCCTGTGGCTGGAATAAACGGGGCCAGTAAATCGGATAGGCGCGATCGATCCGGGCTGCTGGCCATGCGCAATGTTAGGGCAGCCATGTACTGGGGGCTGCGTGAAATGCTGGATCCCATCGATGGAGAGAATATTGCTCTGCCTGACGACCCGGAAATTTTGGCTGATCTGACTGCGCCCCGCTGGCACATGAGCCTGCAGGGGATCCAGATCGAAGAGAAAGACGAAATCATCAAGCGACTGGGCCGCTCTCCAGACTGTGGGGATGCGGTAGCTATGGTTTTTTACACTGGCGCACACATTGACTGGGCCGGCCTCTCCGACCTGGGGCACATTGACGATTATGAATCGAGGTGGAAATAATGGCAAAAATTGATCTCTTCCAGGAAACGGGCTCACTGGGTTTGAAAACCACCATGGGCTTTGTGAACGAGGCTTACCATGCGGATCTGCACTGGCCAGGCGTGCAGCCGCTTTTTTCAAGATTGCGCAGGGCGGACCCGGAAATATCGATCGTGCGCCAGGTCTATGCCGCACTGGCGCGGGGAATCAAGCTGAGCTGGGAACTGCCAGACAAACCCTCAGACGGCGATAAACGTGCCCAGGAGTTTGCAGAGACGATGCTGCTGGATATCGAGGGCGGGATGAGTAACCTGGCAGAGACGATGGTCTCTCAGGTACCGTTTTTTGGCTGGGGCTGGTGGGAAGTGCTGCCTGGCGTGCGTAATCCGAAGTGGCGTCCGCCCGCTGAAGACGATTGGCGGTCCAACTATTCAGATGGATTAATCGGCATCCGGCGCTTTGCCTGGCGCGACTCCAGCAGCTTCGATCATTGGTCGCTGGATGATGCCAGCGGACGATTACGGGGTATGTGGCAGATGGACTGGCCTAACCCGGCAACAGAGATCCCACTCGATAAATCGCTGCACCTCACCTTTGGGGATCCGCATAACCCGGAAGGGCTGAGCCCGCTTGAATCGGTCTGGCGGCTGGAACGGATCAAGTTCGGTCTGGAGGTAGTACAGGGCATCGGCTTTGAACATGCGGCCGGCTTCCTGAGCGTCAATGCCGAGGGTGAGATTACCGACCTGGCCAAAACTCAGGTGCGGGATGCGGCGCGGGCGATTATGACCGCCCAGGAAGGAAATTATGCGTTGTTTCCCAAGGGCTTTCTGGGCGAGGTCAAAGATATTCCTTTCCAGGCGGCCGGTTCGATCCTGGAGGCGATCAAATATTACGGTATTCTCAAATTGACGTTATACAACGCGCAGTGGATGGCGCTTTCGGCCACCACCGGCGCCGGCAGTTACAGCGCGATGAACGATTCCAGCAGCATGTGGATCATCACCTACAATGCCATGATCGACGGCTTTGTCAACCAGATCGACAATCAAATCGGCCGGCGCCTGTTCGCCTGGAATGCCGGCGCTTTTCCCGGTATGACCCGGCGCCCGCGGCTGAAGGTCGAACCGGTTCAGAAAGTAATTTCATTGAGCGAATTGGGCAGCATTTTAGCTCCGCTCAAAGCAACGATCCCCCTGGGTGAAGAAGATTTCAAGGCGATCCGAGCGCGTACCGGGTTCCTGCCTGAAACGCTGCCCGAACAGGGAGAGAGCGTTTCTGCAGAAACGCCCGAGGAGGACAATACAGACGAGACCACGGAAACAGAAGCCGGTCTGGCGCAATCATCCGCTAAGCGTGTGCAACTGGCTATGCAACGGTGGCGGGAGTGGGCCAGGGTGAACGAACCGGAAACCTACGCGCTGCTGCAGCGGAGGGAAAAATGAGCGAGGTTCTCTGGGGCGACCGGCCAGCGCTGCCCTATAACGGCATCCCTACCGGCGAATCGCATGCCGGCCAGTGCCCATTCTGCTCGACCAGCAACCGCATGATTTTCCATGCCGGCGCCTGCCCGCGGATCAAGGAGATCGTTTACTATCCGGACGGCACGATCCAGCGGGTTCATCTCTACCCGGCGAAGGATCAGGAGAGGCGCAAATGACAGAGCCGACTCTGTTCGATCTGGTCATGGGCGCTGAACTGGTCCAGCTCTCCCTGGGCGATTATGCCGAGGTGCGGCGAATCTATCGCGGCGAAATCTGGGCAGCCATTCAGGATTATTTTACCCAGGATCACGTGCGGATTACCCGCTTTCGCAACCTGATGAAGAAGGCCATGGTCAATGCATTCTTACTGGCCATTGAAATCGGGTTTGCAGACGGCGGCGGGGGTGTCTGGGCTACAGATGCCGAGCCGGAAGATAAACAGTGGGCGGCGGCTCGCACCAATGCGGAACTTGGCTTTATCGATAGTCTGTTCTACCAGCTCAAGGATCTGAAGAGCGAGGGCATGGAAGCCTGGATCGGAGAGGCGGACCGGCGCGCAGAGGGATACTGCAAGACGCTGGACAGCATTTATTCCGAGGCCAAGATGCGCGGGGCGAGGAATATAGTGCTTACATTTGGCGGGCATGACGGCGCTGAGAGCTGCGCTACCTGCCAAAAGTTGAAAGGACAGCGGCATAAAGCCAGTTGGTGGATCAAGCGTAACCTGATTCCGGGCCGGCCGGGCAATCATAGCTATATCTGTGGTGGCTGGCAATGCCAACATTTTCTTTTCGATGACACCGGTAAAGTTTGGACAACCTGATGCCAGACGAAAAACCAGTAACCGACCTCAGCCCTCAAGCCGTTCGGGTGGGGCGGGTGATCGACCGGCTTCCGCCAGGCGGGGAATATATTATCCGGGTAGTCAAGGATGATCTCCGGACTATTCCCTGGCAAGTGGAAATTTCCCGAGTCGAGCAGATCAACCGATTGGAGCCGAGGGATGTTTGAAGTGAATGTGCTGGACTGGCCTCAGGTAGTGGCGCATATTATGCCGGGCACCTGGTTCTATGGGACAAGCTGTTTTGTTTGCGGGAGCCGGTGGGTGGCCATAGCCAAACCTGGGCTGGGTGAGCTGGAATGCCCGACGTGCAGCTGCAGACAGATCAACGTGAAATTCCCCATGCCGGTGCAGGCGCAAGGGCATGATGGCGTCTGGATCGATCCGGGAACGGAACCCAGTACGCTGTTTCTAAATTGAAAACTTTAATGGATCCAGGTAGGTTTGAGGTAGTGAACTGATATGGACATTCAGCGGTTCATCCGATACCGGGCACTCATTCCCCGTTATCCACAGGGCATTCGACGGGCCGAAATTGCCCGTCGTTTGGGCGTGAATCGTTCAACTGTTACCAGAGATTTAGCAAAGCTAGAAATTTGCGGGCTAAAAATCACCGAAGACACAGACGGTTTGATTAGTTTAATCGAAAGGAGCAATATGACAGTTTCAGATTACCTGGTTTGTGGGATGGGGTTACCGGCGATCGAAAGCCCACCGGTTCCGGTCCCGGAAAATACACGCTGTGCACTGGAAGGGACGCCTATCACCACCGGATACTCGCTATGGGACATTATTCCAGATGCTGCTGGAGAATTCATCGAAATGCTGCACGGCAATCTATCCGGTTATCTGTCCGAAAATGCGGCCAGGGCTTTCAAAGGCACCTGGAATATGGGTTCATGGCTAATTTTCGAAGATGGAACAGGTTTTCACCCATTGATTTCCCGAGAGGAGGCGGAAAAACAAGATCGTCCCTGCTGGTCAGACCTGGCGCGCCTGGTATGGCGCGAACGGCAGGGAACGGGCGTTTTGTGCATTCTAACAACCGATGTTAAAAAGCGCGTGTGGCCACGCGCCCGAGTGGATGTGTTGAGCGATGCCACGCTGGTTTATCTACATGACCCGGAGCAAAATTGTTCGGGAGTCATATCACTGAATTGGGGCGAAATGCTCCAAATGCTTGATTTTTTGGAGAGCATATTGGCTAAAGGGTTCAATAAACCGACCCTGGGGCGAAACCTGCTCTCGGACATCAAAACCGCCATGATCGTTGGACTGCAACAGACCATCGACTGGGAAAAACGGTTGAGCGGCATGCGCCATCAGCCTGAATATCAATTTGCTTATGTCATTTCACAGAGGAAAAAATGAAACCAATTACGATCCAAGCCAATTTACTTTTAACTGCGCTGACTCCGATCAGCCATCACGATCCAGCCGTTCAGGATGGATCCAATGTTTTGACCTTCAACCGCCAAAAACAGTTGATTGCTCAGTCTGGAGAACAGACTGCAATCGGCCCGGAAATCATCGAGCAATTCAGCTCGGCGCATCCGGTTCCGGCCGATCTGGCGCCTATTGTAGCGGATATGCCATTTGCGGAATTCGCTGCCTGCGCGCTAATCAAACTGCTGATCGACACCTACAACAGTCAGGATGGAACCGGGTTGTTCTCGGGCATGGAGCGTTATAGCCTGTTGGAAAGCCGTGCTCGCACGGCTGCGGTCAAATCCTCCAATCTGCGTTCGTTCTGGTCCAATATCACCCGCGACCTGCAACTCCCGATTCAATTAGGGCGCGAGGATGAACTACTGATCGGATTCTTTGCTTTGCCAGGAGCGGCACAGTTTGCGGTGATCAACCAAATCGCCACGGAACACCGGACGATCATCACCGTGGCGCGAGTTTGGAGCGCAAAAGCCAAGATGCAAAACGAAGCTTATGCCCAGGCTGTTTCTCTACCGCTTGATGAAAGCGGATCACAAACTGCTAAACTCCGATCTCCGGAATTGGCTTCACTGCCAGCGTCGCTGGTACTGGATGTGCCGGCAGTCTCGGCCAACAGCCTGCGTCACCAGATCGTGCGTGAACCGGGTTGGCTGCATCTGTTCGGGGCGCTCGATCTGGCCGGGGAAACGCTGCCGGTGGAAGCCGAAGCGATCTTCTACAATGGCGGGAATATCCGCGCCGGTGCAAAACAGCCATCCGGCGCCTTTGCTCTGGCACGCAAAGCGCGCAAAAATTACCCGCTGCTCGATCTACTGGGCGGCGTATGCGATTCGTTCGATCTGGGCGAATCGCTGTTGTCCGTTTCTGCATGGCTGGTGTGCCGCGAAAATCATGCTGCGCTTTCCGGGATGGCCGCTGAGCTGTCTGGCGCTGCAGTAAGCGCATTCGATCTACTGGATGACATCACCCATACCCGCCAGGCTACCGAACAAGGAGCAGGGCAGATGATCTACAACTTCGAAGCGCTGGTACCGGGAGCGCAGTTTGTGGTGAGATTATCCCTCAAACCCTATGCCGATCAACTGGCGATCGGGGCGCTGGCGGCGGCACTGCAAACCTACCTGGACTGCCATCCAGTGATAGCCGGACAGTCAGCGCGTGGGTATGGCGTGGTTAGCGCGGGATGGCTAGAACGCCCGAACGAATTCGAACAGGCGCGCGATTTCTACGAAACCTACCTGGCTGAGAATCACGATCAACTGCGCAGATGGATTCTGGATGGCACGCTCGGAACGGGCGCAAAAGTAGTATCGTGAGCCCTGAAGAAACTGCCTACCGAGCTTATGCTCTGCTGCCGATCTTCGAACGGCGCGTGGCGCAGGCAATGAATTGCATTCGATATGCATACCAACTTTGTCGCGCGCCGTATGTTTCATTTTCGGCCGGGAAAGATTCATCAGTCATGCTGCATCTTATCCTATCCATAAAGCCGAATGCCATAGTGCGGATTCTGACCGGCGGAGAGACCCGCCTGCTGCATCGCGACATCGATGGTGTTTTGGATTGGTGGCGCTCTGGGTATCCGAAGATGGATTTTGCCGAAATTCAGGTAGATCATGTTTTTTCGCCCGGGTGGGAAGACAAAACATTCTACGAGCAATACCAGACCTTTCAAAATGAATGGGAAAAATATCTTCATGCGGCTGGTGACTGGGATGGCTGCTTCATCGGATTGCGGGCAGAGGAATCGGCCATCCGCAGAGCCTGGCTGCGGGAGCGAATGGAAGGGCATGCCATCCGCCAATATCGTGCCGGCAGCAAAGCCGGTGTTTATCGCATCTGCCCGCTGGCAGACTGGCGCGAGGAAGATATTGGAGCATATATCATCAAACATCAGATCCCGCTACTGGCTGGTTACGAAAAAGGGTTCTCTGCGCGCACCAAGACGAGAATGGGAGGACGGGCGATGATCGCCTTTGGACAATTGGCCGAGCTGCGCGAACGCGACCCGGAAAATTACCAAAAACTGATCGAGCGTTTCCCAGAATTGACGAGATGGACATGAGCGATTGAAAGGAAAACTGACATGATTAACCTTCCTGAATTCGAAGCGTTTACCCGTGAATTTGGAGCGCTGGAAATGCGCCCGCTGGTGGTGCGAGCTGTACTAAAACCCAATTCTCCGGTGATTTCCTATCATCCACCGCCTTATCTGGACAACCTATTGGCACGCTCGGTAGTGGATCGGGCAACTGGCGGCAATGGACTGCCGGACACTCCAGAAGCCTACTGGCTGCCGCTGCCGCTCAAAATGGTCTGGTTATCGCCAGAAGGATTGCCGCTGTGGGATAGTTCTGTTTTTGAACCGATCGGCATAAATATTTCAGACACCGTATATTCGCATAAACGACCGCCAAAAGCGCTGTTCAGCGAGGCCAGGTCGATCAAATTCAATACCGGGCGGTGGATGGAACGTCGTCTGCCGATGCCTGTGGCGATAGCGCCGGGCTGGGAGGCGCGCTGCATCGGAAATATTGAAGCGATCCTGGATTTGCTAAAAGATATTGCATTTCTGGGAAAGCGGCGGTCCATTGGCATGGGAGAGATTGACGAATGGATTGTTGCGCCGGCCGAGTTCGAGACCGCGCTGATCAGTGACGGTTATCTGGCGCATGGTATACCGGAGGGCAGCGGGATCGAATGCGATATGCCGACCAGCCCAGTGGGATGGACGCCGCCGCAATGGAAGGTGAGCCTTCATTCTCCCGGGTGGCCGGTTGGGACAATGCGCAGAGTGGATTGGTACGAGGAAGCGGTATGATAAAAAGCCCGCCGGTCAGGGCGGGCTGTAAATCGAGTGCTATGATGCTACTTTATTTTCCGCGGCGCTCCCCCCTTGCGCCCATTTATGCGGGATTGAGCTGCCTTTTTTGGCGTGCGGATGGAGCCGAGGGCTGCGGCAGCTTCGGATGCGTGCATGTTCTGTTCCCGCGCGAACTGGATATCATCCAAATTAACGAGCAAGCCATTTTGATCTAAGATGCGATAGTTATGCGCCCATGTGCCACTCCCGCCGCTGGTTTGTGATCGGTTTGTGTCCATAGCGCGAACGGCCGCACGCAGTGAGGCGTATGTTCCAAAGAGTTTGAAGGCACTATCGGGTGCAATTACATGTGCAGAATCAGTTCGTTCTAGAGTAAACATGTCAGTCTCCTATGCACAGTCATCACAAATTTTGTTTTGGCCCTGTGTGAAACGGGCCCCATCGAAGTTTTTTGATGCGCCGCAGCGCTTGCAAACGATATCTGTGTCGTGCATCCGCTGGATGCGTTCGATATCTTCGACTGTTGGGATGATCGGCAGGCTCTGGTCATTATTGATCCCGCCGATCCCCAATCCGCTGTCCGAGTCGTATGTGTGATCGATCATCTTATTCCATCCCGTGAGTGGCGTTATAGGCTTCTTCTTCGGCTTCCCGGAGGGTTGCGAAACCTCGGATTTTTTCGGCCCAACTGCGCTCCGCTTTTTCGGCGGTCAGAACGAAGTAACCCTTGCTTTTGCTGTACATGACGAAGAAATTTTTCTCAGTGCTGGACTTGCTGGTGGTGTTTCCGGTTGTGTCTGTCATCTCGTGTCTCCGTTTCGTTTGATGTATACAGTATATAACCTAACGTTAGGTTTGTCAAGTGGTTTTAGGAAACTCGTTGAAAACTCTAATGTAAAATTCTAAAATTGTTCTACGATATAAATTAGAACTTGCATTTTTAGAAAAGACGTGCTATCCTCTGGGTGCACGACTTAAACAACCGCATACTACGGTTCTCGCTGACAAACTATTTTTGTGGCTGGCCGCGTTTGCCCACTTTGGGCGGCGCGGCCTTTTTTGTTTAACCCAGGAGCGCAATGCCCAAACAACAGCGATTTTTTTTACTGGCCAGCATGTCCGGTCAAACGGCCGAGGGTAAACCGTTCGACGGTATGGCGGCCGGCACTTTCTACGATATGTGGGGCCGGGAAGCGAGTATTGACCGAGCCGATTTTTCGACCTTCCTGGCCAATACCCGTGCCCTGATCGAATCCACCCGCGGCGAAAGTGGTCAAGTTGTCGGGCTGCCAATCGATTGTTATTCGCACGACCTGAATGGCGGCGCCGGCTGGATCACAGCGGTTGAGTTGAGCGAAGACGGCAGCAAAATCCGGTTTACCCCGCGCTGGACTGATGACGGGATGGAGCTGATTGCCAGCGATAAGGTGCGCTTTTTCTCGCCTTCATTGAATCTGGTGGATAAGGTCATTTTGGGTGGGTCGTTGACCAACTGGCCGGCCACCCGGACACCGACAGAAATCAAGCTTCGCCCGATTGAATTATCGGAAGGGCTGAACGAGCTGGACATCGAAGAGGACGCCGATGCCTTGACCTTGCTCGAATCGGCGTTCGAAAATGTGAAACGACTGTTTTCCGGGCGGCGGCCCGGTTCAGTGGGGAATCCCCCAAAAACCAATCCTAATCAGGAGGAACCTATGACCGACAATCACCAAAGCTTGGAAGCGCTCTTGTCGGCGGATCCCGCACGGGTCGCCGAATTGCAGGCGCTGGTCGAAACTCGCGCGAAGGCGCAAGTGACCGAGTTGCTGGAAGCTGAAAAGCGGAAGGCGCACGTGGCTGAATTCTCTGCCCGCGTGGTTTCTGGCAGTGCGGAGCGCCCGGTCGGGCTGCCCGTTACCCAGGAACGGCTGAGCAAATTCATGTCCAGCTTAAGCACTGAGCAACAGGCCGAGTTCGAAGGTCTGATTGAGGACGTGCTGACGGCCGGCAAACTCACCGAGTTTTCCGAGCTGGGACACTCCAAAGACCTGGGCGGAAAGGGCCGGCAGAAATTGCCCGCACCGATTGCCGCGCAATTGCAGGCCTGGGTGGATGCCAAACAGTCCATCGAGGAGTTTTTCAGGGTCAATGCGGTCGAGTTGGGCAACCAGGCCGATTATGACCTGACCGCTTTCGAAGCCAAAAAGTAGGAGGAACCCATGGCTGATTTAACTGCTGCTGCACCGCTGCGGACACTGGGAGAGGCTGTTCTCGAACAGTTCGCCCTGGATACCTCCGCTGCGCGAACGATCTACAAGGGTCAGCCGCTGATCCTTTCAGCGACGGACACAGTTAACCCGATTGGTTGGGTGGATGCCACCGTTGTGGCTCCGACCGACGTGTTCATTGGCATCGCTGCCGAGGACAAATCAGTTGCGCTTGGCGATGCGGAGACGGTCGAAAAGTCCGGCATCAATGCCTTTGTTGGCCCGACCATTCTGGGCTTCAAGTCGGCTGTTTTTACCGATGCCGATCTTGGCAAAACCGTCTATATGTCCGATTCGGGCACGCTGTCCGTTACCGTGGCTGACAATCCTCAGATTGGCAAGTTGCACCGGGTGCTGGACGGTTATGCCTACGTTGAGCTGATCACCCCGCAGGTTTGCACCGGGGCATAGGAGACTAACATGATTTCTGGAAACGTACCGCAACACTTAGTCGTCGCTGCCCGGTCAGGCTTCCTGACGTCCGTTCGCTCCCAGGCTCCCACCTGGGGCCGCGTGGCGCAGGTCGTCGATATGAACGCCAAATCGATCGATCTGGTTGATCTGGGCGACGCCCCCATGCCGACTGAAAACGTCGGCAAATCCCAGGTGCAGGAAATGATCGAGAAGAGCATGACGGTCAAACCGCGCAACTGGGACACTACTGTGGGTATCTCCCACAACGCGGTGATGGATGATCAGACCGGATCCCTGGACCGCAAGGCCCGCTCCGCTGGCGAGAAATTCACGAAGCACATCCAAAAGATGGTCTTCCAGGCATTGAACGCCGGCGACGTGGCAGGCAACATCGGCTATGACGGGCTGACTTTCTTCCACAATGCCCATATCGACAAGGGTGCGGCCTATCAAACCGGTCAGGATAACCTGTTCGGCAATTTGCTCAGCCTGGACAATTTCGCCACGGTCATGGCTGCGGCCCGTCAATTCCGCACCGATCAGGGTGACTACAGCGATTTCATCTACGATGCGCTGATCGTTCCTCCGGTGCTGGAGACTCTGGCAATCCAGATTTGCAGCAATCCCCAGGCCTACGATACGGCCAATCGCGAGGTCAATCCGTTCTCCGGGCGGATCACCCCGATCGTCACCCCGTATTTCGATGCGACCGCCTGGGTGCTGGCTGCCACGGGCGAAACAGCCAAACCGATTCTGGTCTCCATGCGCGAGCAGCCGAACCTGCAGAGCGCCTGGTTCGACCCGATGGGCGGCGATGGCGGCATGTACTACTTCAAGTTCTACGGCCGCTACAACGTGCATTATGGCGATTGGCGGTTGGCTGCTCTCGGAAACACCTAGGAGGCTTGCATGGGTATAACCAATTTTGATGAGGTCAATGCCTCGATTGTGCGGGCGGCCTTCGAAGGTGGTCTGACTGGCAATGTGTTGGGCGATATCCAGGGCAATGTACTGGCTCCGGTGGCGCTGGCAGCCGGCGATGGCGCAATCGCGATCAAATCCGGCGCAGTGATTATCACCAAGGGCAGCGCTGCGGCTCTGACCCTGGCTGATCCTGTAGCCGGCACGGATGATGGCAAAAAGCTGGATATCTATTCCACCACGGCCTTTGCTCACACGGTGACCATCACCGGTGGGCTGAATGGCGCGGGCGCCGGCGCGGACGTTGGCACTTTCACGGCTGCGGCCGGAAACTGGCTGCGCCTGGTAGCCTACAACGGCAAATGGTACGGTCTTGGGCTGCTAAACGTCAGCTTTGCGTAAACAAATCCTTTAGGGTCTGGGTGGGCAGTTACCTATCCTTACCTCCCACCCGGCCCATTGACTAGAGAAAGGAATATCCATGGAGGCACGCGTTAAATCTACGTGGCCGCTTCGCGCACTTCAAGCCCTGGCTGGCCAGGAATTTATCAAAGATGAATTCCGCCCGGTTATGCCTGGCTTTGAGGCGGAGGCCAAGCGGCATCCCTACCTGGAAGTGCGGGAGACGCTGGCGGATGACGGATCTGCCCCGGATGAGCCGCCCGTTGAAGGCGACACCGTTTCTGCAGAAACGCTGACCATTCCCAAGCCGCGCACTCCCAGACCACATACCACCCTTTCCAAGGGGAAGGGCGGTAAAAAATGAGCCAGGGGCATTTGCTGCATACGGTTGGGCCGATCAACTCAGGCGCAGCGGTTGGCGGCGCCGGCGTGGCTACCGCGAATGCCAACACGCCCGTGCGGGTGATGGGCCGGCTGCGCGGCATATACATCAAATACAACGATGCGCCCCCCGCTGCCACCTGCGACATTACGATTGCCACCGTTGGCGGTAATGGCGCTCCTCCCAGCCAGGCTTTGCTCAGCATTGCCAATGCGGCTACCGATGGGTGGTTTTATCCGGCAGTTCAACTTCATACCACAGCCGGCGCTGCGATTGCCGGCGAGTATGGTCCGCTGCTGGTAGATGACCATGTCAACGTCAAGATCGACCAGGTGAATGCCGGTGACAACATCGATGTTTGGCTGGTGCTGGAATAGGAGGACCTGACCCATGTCTGAAAAAACTGGACAACTGGCACTGCGCGGCGAAATGAAGACGAAAATCATTCGGGCATCGGGGCCTGGTTTGGGCTGGAATTTACGTAACCGGCTGCGCTGGTCGTTTGTATGGGGCTGGCTCACAACCTGGCTGGCAAAGGTATTCAGCCGGTTTTCCGGTATTGTGACGCTGACCAGCGAGCTCAGCATTCGGGCGAAGCTCAACGGGCGCTGGGTGAATTTCGGTGTAGTCAGCCGGCGTGTGGTTACCGACGCTTTTGTGGCCTACGTGGTGGATGACTGGGACAGCGGCGCCAACGTGATCGACAATTTCAATTATCACGGCTGCGGCACTGGCGCAGTAGCGGAAGCTGCTGGAGATATAGCACTGGGGGCGGAATGCACCACGGTACTCAATCCGGATTCCACCCGGGCAACTGGCACCAAGAGCCAACCGGCCGCTAACCAGATGCGCACAATCGGCACGCCTGCATTTGATGGGGCTGCGGCAGTCACTGAACACGGCGTTTTCACCCAGGCAGCCACAGGCGGCGGCACACTGATGGATCGGTCTGTTTTTGCGGTCATTAATGTGGCCAGTGGAGACAGCATCCAATTTACCTATACCCTGACGCTGAACTCGGGCGGGTAATGGCGCATGCCAGCATTCCGGGCGGTCTCCGCAGCGACAGGCACCGACGCAACCGGGGAGGGAGTACTTCCTTCCGGAGTGCAAGCCGGTGATTTAATGCTGGCCTTCGTGGGGCACAGCGCTTCCAGCGCAACTATCACGGGGGAACCGGCCGGCTGGAGCTTGCAGGAAGCAGATCCAAACCCGGCTGATTTTAGTTTGTGGTGCTATGCCAGGGTATACCAAAACGGGGATGCGGCGCCGGTGTTTACCTTCTCGGCGGCCGGATCCTGGACTGTGGATATCGCGGCCATTTCAGGAGTAGCAGCTACACCGGTCAATGCGGATATCGGTGAACAAATCGCTGCGGCCAATGCGATTGCTTTGGGCGATATCACTCCGACCGTGAATGACTGCCTGCTGGTCGGATTTGCCATGGCAGATGCTTCGGGCGGTGCGCGTACCTGGACTCAGTCCGGATCCATGACAGAACGCCTGGATCAAATGAACAATGATTTGCATCGGGCGCTGGCGGATGAATTGCTTTCGGGCGGCGGCGGTGTACCGGTTGGGCGGACATTCACAGTCAGTGGAAACGCTCAGGATTTGGGCGGATTTTTGCTGGCCATTGCACCCCTGGCCGGCACCCAATTTTCTCAGTCTGTTTCCGGCGCCATTACACCGGCCGGCGCGATTGCCAAGCAGGACCAAAAAATAATTTCCGGCACGGTCACCCCGACCGGTGTGGCGATCAAGCAAACCAACACCACCAAAACTGGTGTAGTGAGCATGGGCGGCGCAGTGCTGAAACAGGTTCAGCGGGCACTGGCTGGAGCATTGACGCCTGCGGGATCCGTCAGTATTTCACGGCTGTTTATCAAGACAGTGTCCGGGGTCCTGTCCGGCGCGGGCGCATTGACGAAACGGGCCGCCCATGGACTGAGCGGTGAGCTGACTGTAAGCGGTTCCGTATTCAAATCCATTTACCGGGCATTGTCTGGCGCACTGAGCATGGCCGGGTCTTTGACGGCCAGTCAGGCTGCAAAAATATTTTATCAGGCTGTTTCGGGTGCACTTGACTTATCCGGTGCATTGGCCAGGAAAACCCAGCGATCACTGAACGGCAACCTGACCGGCAATGGACAGTTGGTTAAGTCGATTTCCAAACTACTCAACGGTATTTTGAGCGGTCTGGGCACACTGGCTGCTGAGCTGCTCAATGCCTGGACTGGTACGCCGGCCAGCCGCACGCTGAGCGTTTCTACAGAAACGCGGGTGCTTCAAATTTTGCGGGAAAACCGCACGCTGACCATTTTCCCTCAGCCACGCATATTCTATATTTCTGCAGGGATGTTGCAATGAGCAATGTCGGCCGCTTTACCAAACGCACCACAGCAAAACTGGATTATTTGTTCGATTGGTCGCTCTGGCTGGAGACGGGTGAAACAATCGTCTCTTATGTTTTGACGGTCGAATCGGGTATTACCAAAGTGTCGGATGCTAAAGTCAACAGTGACAAAGCTGTGGTCGTGTGGCTGGAAGGCGGAATCCTGGGCGAGCGCTACATCATCGATTGTACGATCACAACCACCAGCACGCGGATCGACCCGCGCCGGATGGAAATCGAAATCGGGCCTTATTAGGCAAGGAGATTCATGGCTGTAGATCCCAATTCTTATGGTACCCCTACGGAGGTCGCGGCTTTGACCAGGCGCTATACCACCAACGGCACCTATGACATCACTACCAATCCAACCCTTGAAACCGTGGAGGGCTGGATCGACAGCGTTTCTGCGACGCTGAACGTACTGCTGGCGGAAGTCGGTTTTGCGGTGCCGGTCACCCAGGCTACAGCCAAGAAAGCACTGGCCGGTATCGTTGTGGAAGCGGTAGCTGATCTGTGCCATGCAGCCAATAGCGCCGGCCGGTTTTTCACCGATCGGATGCTGGAGCGCGGCAAATCACCGATGCAGATCATCCGGGTTGAAATGGCAGACTGGGTACAGGAGCATGCGGCCGGGTTGGAAGCGGTAGGCGTGGCCAGAGGCGGCGGAGCGGCCGATTCCGGCAGAATTGTCTTTCGAAACGGAGACGAGGCCGGCAATGCGGTCGACCCGCTCTTTCAGCGCAATGCTTTTGGCGAGCGCTCGCGGAACTGGGATCAGTAATGAGATTATCGATCAAGGTCGACGGTGAGTTGGTCCGCAAGGGATTGCAGGATCTGGGTGCTGAAATCCCCAGGATCGGGCGGTCTCAAATCCGTTTTACTTCGGAGCGGATTGTCCGGCGCATGCAGGCTTATCCAGCTAAACGTCCGAGGCAAAAATACAGTCGCACCGGGCGACTTTTCAGCCATTGGAAGATCGAAAACAGCCGGGATCGCTATACCATCGAAAATACCGCCAGACACAAAGGCAGGGCCTATGCCAAGTTCGTGGTTGGCGATGCCTTTGGTACCAGTCAGGCCTGGATGCACCGCGGCCGCTGGCTGGTTTTTCGGGATGTAGCCGAGGAAGAATTACAGAAATTGCCGGCTGAAGTGCTCGATCAAATTTTACTGACTGCCAGACGGAAGGGACTTCAAACCGCATGAGTCGCTATGCAACGCTTTCCACTGCAGCAAAGACACTGCTGCAAACCCTGACAGTCTTCGCCGGTCATCCTGAACAGGTGACTGAAGCGGATGACCGCATTCTGGACATGGGCGTGGATCAGGCCATCATCCTGTATCCTGGCATGTTCGGGGAAGAGGTTGACGAACAGGATCGATCCTACCGATCCTATACAATGGTCATCGAGCTGTTTGTGCGGCTTTCCAGCACAGATGCAGCCGCCTTTGCTGCCCTGATTGCCTTGCGCGATTCAGTGATCCAGCTGGAGGAGGAATATCCTCACCTGAATCTGGCCGATGCGCTGGAGTCTACTATTCGGGCGGATGAAGATCCGGCCTGGGTATTCGATACCGCTTCGACCGGCCCGACCTTCCTGATGCAGACCTTGCGCTGGGAAGTTTATCGGCTTACGCCGTTGATAGGAGGTTTGTTCGCATGAGATCTGTGAAACGCTGGTCCCGCTTTTATGCCGATGGCTATAACCTGAGTTCCGAGGTGGGCACCATTGGCCAGTTGAAGTGGGAGTACGATGCAGAGCTGTTCGCGGCGCTGGACTGGGAAGTCCAGGGCAGTCTGCCCGACCAGGTCAACCTGG